ACTGCGACAACGCGTCGGGCGCTAATATCAATCCCCATTTCGCGGCCAATACGGCGGGCAACTTCGGCGACGTTACGAACCAGACCGGCACGTCGTCGGCGGGCTACTGCGGCGATAATCCCGCGACCAACGATCCCAATTTCAGCGCTGACGACGCAGTCTGGGCCGCCGCGAGCTGGGACAATAGCAACGGCAACTTTTCGTGGAACACCGGGCCGAACACCGGTCCGACCGATCTCCTTGTGTGGCAGGCGTACGAGTCGGACCCGGTTGTTTACATCGGCCAGTACGTAATGGCGAAGCTGCTCCAGGGGGGCACCGTTCCTCGCGTCTTTCATTGCGTGGCAGCGTACAATAAGGGCGGCGGCGACGGGCTCGCCGATAGCTGCGGCAGCAGTTCCGATGGAGCGAACGTCGAAGACGTACTGACTAATTCAGGATCAACGGGCAATTGCTATTTGACCGAGCTGGAAAACGCGATCACGGCTACGATTGCGCATCATACGTCCGCGACGCCGACTCCGACTCCAACCCCGACTGGCGGAACGCCAACTGCGACGCCGACGGCCACGGTCGTGCCGGTTTATTCATTTCACAAATGAGGAAGCACCCCGCATTAAAAATCTTAGTCGCAGTTGCGCTTGCGATCATGTCTGCGCGCGCATTTAGCTCGCCAGGCGGATTACTCACGTCGCCGCGCGGCATCTATGTCTGGGACGGCGCGTGGCATGCCGGCGGCGGCGCTGAGACCGGCGTCACCGATAAATCGTACGTCGTCGGGTTGAGCGCGACGTACAACTGGAATGCGTGCGAGCCCGCCAAAGGCACATTCACCTTCAACGTGACGAACTGCAATATCGCCGCTGACATCGCGTGGGCGACGACGTATGGCAAGGTGCTCGCGATCGGAATTAACGCCGGCGATATGGTGCCCTCGTGGGTCGCGAGCGACATGAACGCGCACGGGTCGAGTGCCTATTTCACGAGCGTCTTTGACAAAAGCACGGTCAGCCCGTACACCTGCGGGACGTGGACGGCCTATGATGCGCGCGACCCAACTTATCAGGCAGATCTCGAAGGGTTATATGCGCAAATCGCCTCGACCTACGGCACGAACGCGCTCATCACGCGCATCGGGATCCCCGGCGATGGGGAGATTGGCGAGCTCGGCAGTCTCGCGTGGCATCAGGGCGAAACGCTGACGTGCACCGGGTCGGGATGCGCCTCGACGTGCGGATCGAGCGGCTGCACGTGCGCGTCGAACGACGATGTCGGCTCGTGGCTGGCGCTCGGATGGACGCCGACTAGCTATCAGACAGCGGTCGAGACGATCGCCGGTTATATCGCGAGTCAGTTTCCCAATCAGGTCGTCGCGCCCTATATGACTTCCGGCGCCGCGCCGTGCATCAGCAACAGCGGCACGCGCACCTGCGCGCCCGGATCGTTCGACGGCACAATTCAGCCGCTGATCGTCGGCGATCTGGCGATGCTCGGTTATCCGAACATGGGCGCCGAAAACACCGGCGCGACCTCGACGTTTTACTGGTCGCCCATTGCACAGTGGATGCCGTGGTTGTGGACCGGCGCGCAGGGAGCCTCGGCCGCCGGCTATGGCGCGTCAGGCATGCCGGGCCATCTCGGGCTGTTGCTCAACGCGTGTGCGGCCTGGGACGAACTATATATCAGCGATCTGCAATCGGCTGGCGTCCAAGCGTACCTGCCATACGAAGCCGCGATGCTCGCGGCGGGATGCGGGCCGACGCACACGGGCAGGACGGGAACGTACTGATGCAATCATCCAAGTCGCCGTTCCGCACCGGCATAGTCAGCGCCCAGGACGTTGCGCATTGCCGCGTGCGCGTGACCTTTCCCGATCGCGATCAAATGAATAGCTGGTGGCTGCCGGTGATGCAGCCCTACACGCAGAACAACAAAGCGTTTCGCATGCCCGACCTCGGCGAGCAGGTGGTCTGCCTGATGGACGCGCATGACGAGGATGGCGTGGTGCTGGGCGCGATCTATTCGACGATCGATGCGCCGCCGACCGGGATGACTGCGAATATCAACGAAATCCAGTTCAGCGATGGCGCGCTGTGCAAGTACGATCGCTCGGCGCATGCGATGACGGTTTCGCTGCCGAGCGGCGGCACGCTCACGCTCGAAGCCAACGGCGCGTCGGTTGTAATTGATGCGTCGGGCGATGTCGAGTTGACCGCGGCGGGCAATATCACTCTGAAGACCGGGACGTATAACGACTCAGTGAACAATATAATCGCGACGTTTAACGCGCATACGCATCAGGGTGTCGCCGCGGGCAGTCAGAACTCGGGCACACCCAACCAGGTGTTGACATGACCGCAGGCTCGCCGCGATCTAGTCAGGTGCATCTATGAATTTCTCGGTTCCAATCACGACGCCGACCACCGGCACTGAGATCGCGACGATCAACAAAACCGAGAACGGTCAGGCGGTCAACGTTCAGCGCACCGCGATCGATACTGATCAGCTCAGCTTCGGCACCGAAGGGGTTCCGACCTATGGCGCATTGATGGCGGCGCCGCAGCCGGTCGGAACGCTTTGGACGAGCGCGGCGTTGTCCTGTCTCGGCGATTCGAAAATCGTTCTCAAGACTGAGTATTCGGCCTCGCAGGTGATCGCCGCGCTGCGAGTCGTGTTGGTGGATAATGGCGGCGTGATGACGCCGATGCCGCTGGTCGAGCCGCAGAACACGGGCTACAGCGGCAACGTCAGCTATCCCGGCTATTTTCACGGCGAGCTCGCGACCGTGCCGACGAATGGCGCGAGTTCCTACTACGTGCAAATCGCGCCGCGCACGCCGGCGGCGGCGGGCAACGTGATGGTATGGGCGGACAGCATCTGAGCCATGCTGCTGTTGCTATTTCAATCGGCGGCGGTCGCGGCGGAATCGCTGATTCCATCGCCGAACGCGATCGCAGTCGATTCGATTACCTCGGCCGATTGGTCGATGATGCTCGACTCGACCGCCGGCGGCGCATATGCCGCAGGGCTTGGCCAGGTGGTGCAGGGGCTCGCCGATATCGAGCAGTGTCTGATGATTATCCTCACCACGCCGCCCGGATCAGACATGCTGCGACCGGATTTCGCGTGCGATCTGTTTCAATTCATCGATCAGCCGATAACCGTGGCGCTGCCAGCGCTGGTCGCCGAGGTCGCGGCCAAGATCGCGAAGTTCGAGCCGCGCATCAAGCTGCTCAGCGTGACTGCTCAGCCGGCGTCGGCGGATTATTCGGCGTTCGACGTCACGGTGACTTGGCAGCTCAAGACGCCTGGCGCGCAGGCACAATCGACGACCGTGACGATTGGGAGCTCGATTGCGAATTGAGCGCGGGGCGGAATAGTTAGTCAAGTGGCTAATGTGAACCCAACCTGGCAGCCGAATGCCACGATTCCGCCCGCAACGGTCATTATCGACGCGAACGGCAACGTCGAGCTGTCAGTCCTGGGCGGAATCACCGGCCCGAATCCGCCTCTGCCATGGCCGCAAAATATCGGCGATACCACGCAGGACAATACGACTGTGTGGGAGTTGGTCGCGGTGTTCCCGCAGCCGGCCGCGTTGCCGCTCCCGAACGTGCTCTCAGGCGATCCGCCGTCGTTTATCACCGATGCTGACGGCACGGACGTCAACGCGATCATCAATGACATGATCGATGACTACCAGACGACCACCGGCCGCATCCTCTATCCCGCGCAGCCCGAGCGTCTTTATCTTAATCGCGCAGCCTATCGCGAGCTGCTGGTGCGGCTGGCGATCCAGTACACTGGCGAGCAAAACCTGCTCGCGTTCGCCTCGTATCCTGCGCTCGATTTCATCGGTCAGATGCTCGGGGTGACGCGCCTTCCCGCGCAGCCCGCGTCGACTACGCTGCAATTCACCCTGAATAATGCGCTGACGGTTCCGCTGACGATTCCCGCCGGCACGCAGGTCGGCACGGCCGACGGGCAGTTCGTGTTTGCGACGACCTCTGCGCTGACGATTCCGACCGGCGCGACCACCGGCACGGTCAACGCGAATTGCACGGTCGCGGGCGCCGCCGCGAATGGGTATCTGAGCGGATCGATTAACGTGCTGCTCAACCCCAACGCGCTAATCGCGTCGGTGACCAATACCGCGCAAGCCAATGGCGGATCATCGCCTGAGACCGACGACCATTTTCGCACCCGGATTCAGGCCGCGCCGAACCAGTTCTCGGATTGCGGGCCGGCTGACGCGTACCGCTTCTTCGCGCTCGGCGTGAATCCGTCGATCGTCGACGCCTCGGTCGTCTCGCCGTCGCCGGGCACCGTTAATGTCTATGTTCTCCTCGGTCCGGTCACGCAGCCGGCGGCCTCGCCGAACGGCGCGGGCATCGCCGGATCTGGGCTGCTCAATGAAGTGCTGGCGGTATTGAGCGCCGACACCGTGCGCCCGCTGACCGACACGGTGAACGTCCTGGCGGTGACCGAGGTTGACTACGTAATCACCGCGACCGTGACGTTATACTCTGACGCCGATCCGACGACGGTCGAAGCTGCGGTCAACCAGGCGGCGAGTGTCTTCGCGCAAAACCTCGCGGCGCGGATTCAACGCGATATCGTGCCGAGTCAGATTATCGAGGCGCTGTCCGTCAATGGTGTCTACGAGGTCTCGCTGAGCTCGCCGGCGTATACGCAGCTCACGGCCGGACAATGGGCGAACTGCACCGCGATCAATCTCACGTTCGTGGTCGGAAGCGAGCATAGCTGATGGCTAATTTGAGTCTGACGCCGACCGTAAACGACGCGCGCGGGCAGGCCTTCTCCGCGATCCAGGATCGGATGGCGCGCATCGACCTGTCGCCGCTGCTCATCTATCGCCTCGCCAGCGTGCCCGCGGCGATCCTGCCGTATCTGGCGTGGCAATTCGACATGCTCTCATCAGAGTGGAGTCTCCTGCTCGCCGGGTCAACGCTCGAGCAGTTGCTCGCGAATGCGATCCCGCTGCATAAAACGCTCGGGACGCCATACGCGCTGAAGGTCGCGTTCGCGGCGCTCGGATGGCCGAATGCGACCATCCTCGAGGGGCAAAATGCATGGGGCGGATCGTCGTGGCCCTCGAATCAAGGGTGGGCGGTGTTTCGCGTTCAGTGGGCGCTCGCGATCGGTCAGGCGCCGCCAGCGGATCTGAGTTCGCTTGCCGCCGCGGCGACGTTTTTCAAGCCCGCGCGATGCTGGCTCGACGCGCTGAGCTTTGTCTTTCCGCCGATCGAGGATTCGGCGCCGACGCCAATCGATAACGGCACGACACTTTCCGGAGCGGCCAGCGTGGTGCTCGATACCGCGCCGCCGCCGGTCGATCATGGCACGAGCTTCAAGATGGTCGGGCTGCGCTCGACCGATGTATACTCGGTGATCGCACCACTCTGTAATGGTCACTATTTCTGCACCGGCCACAATTGCGGCGCCAACGAACCATACGTCGCAGATGGCCCGGTGGTGGTGAATGGAGTTGCGCAAAATGCTATTTAGACCTGATTCGCCCGAAGTGCGCGACGCGCTGCGATGGCTGAAAAAGCGGCCGCGCCCGCGCGGCCGAGTGACTATTCGCAAGTACGTGCGCGGGCGGCTGTTGTGGACGCTCGAACGCGAGAATCTGTTCGTCAATGCCGGGCTGCCCTGCCTCGCGAATCTGCTCGCAAATCAGGGCAGTGGCGAGTTTGTCTCGGCGGTCGGCTATGGATCGAGCGGCACGCCGGCGACGGTCAACGACACCGGCCTGAACGCGACACCCGCCTATTATAATGCGCCGGTGTCAGCAACATTCACCGGCACAGCCACCACCGCGATCGGTTGGGCGATAGGCACGACTGATTATGGCGCGCAGGGAATCGCAGTCCAGGAGCTCGGACTATTCGCGAATACCGCCGCGATCGTGCTGCCCGACATCGTCGGCGTCACCGCATTTCCAGCATGGGCAGCGTCCACTGCCAAAACGATCGGGGCGCTCATCAAAGATTCGAACGGCAATCTGCAGCGATGCACGGGGATCACCGGGGCTGGCGACACGGGATCGGCGGCGCCGACCTGGGCGACGACACTCAATGCAACCACGGCGGATAATCAGGTGACGTGGACGCTGGTCGCGCTGCATAGTACGCCCGGTCCGATGATCGCGCATACGACCGTGCCGGAATTTACTGTTGCGGCGGGCGCGACTTATCAAGGTACCTGGCAACTGACGTTCTAGCGGAGCGAACGAATGGCAACGCTAATCGACAATCCTTCGGGCGAGTGGAACGCAAACGAAGTTTATGAGATCCAGGTCGGAGACCCATGCCAGGGCGCGGGGCAAAATTCGCTGTTTGGCGGTCTCGGTATCCACAACCAGCCGCACCAGCAACTCGCGAATCGCACCGCCTATCTGAATAATCAGGTCAACGGCATCCTCGCGACGCTGGCCAAGCTCACCTGCTCGCTCAGCGGAAATCCGTCCTACTTCGAAGTCCCGATGACCGACACGGTACTCGGCGGCCTGAATGTGATCGTGCAGTTCGGTCAAATCTCGGTGATCGGCTTCACCGCGTCGCAGCTCAAGAACGCGACGGTCACGCAAGCGTTCGCGGTACCGTTCACCACCGCCTGCAAGTTTCAAAACGCCTTCTGGCTGTCGAACGCGGTTGGGAATCCGGGCGCGTTCGCCAATTGCATGGCGACGCTGGAATGTATCACGCCGTTCGCGCTCTCGGAGATCACTATCGAGTCGGACTGGGACAACGGCGGCTATCCTGGCGGTGGCGGAACGATCAACATCGCGTCATCGCCGACCGACGGCAATGGGCTGACCGCGATCGGATGGATCGCAATTGGATATTGAGGGGAGGACGGGAGAGGGACTGAGCAGCGGCCGACGGACTAACTGAGCGCAGCTTTTCGCATCGAGTGATGCGCGAGGCTGCGCATTTGTCTGCCTGCCGCGCCGCCATTAGTGCAGCTAATAGATAGATGAGCGGAACGGCGACTTGCCGGGGCGATCGCGATCTCAAA